GTCGAAACATTTGGCCAACCGTTCATTGACGATGCTGGCGAGTTCTTTCGCCACGCTTTCCTCAAGCTGCACGGCCAAACTCCTTGCGCAAAGCCTCGAGCAGCGCTTGCTGACTGAACGGCCGCTGGTCACCCAGCGTCGACGCCGCGGCGGGAGGACCACCGGGCGCCGGCGCCGCAGGCAACGCAGGCGCATTGCCGCGATTGGCTAAAGCCTCCAGGGAGAACATCTGCTGCTGCGCCATCAGCACATCGCCACCTGGCTCCGGCGGCAGGTCCAAGATCTTACGCGCCTCATTATGGGTCATGATGCCCTTGTCGACTGCCGTAGATAGCGTCGTGATCTGGGTCTGGCTGTCCATGCGGAACAGACCGGTGAGATCGAATTCGGCATGATAGCCGGCGCCGTCGAGCGCGAGACCTTCGGTCAGAATAAGCTCGATGTGCTCGATCAGGCTCTGCAAACACTGCTTGTAATATTGCAGATCCAATAATTCGGCGTTGTTATAATTCGGCGGATCCTTGACGCCGACCATGAAGGCCGGGATGCCGAACGCGGCGCAGATGCTTTCGTCGGAATGCTTTAGCTGCTCGATCAACTGGCTATCGACCGCGTTCTGCTGCATCGCCTCAAACTTGAGGCCGGAGCCAAGCACGGCGACGCGGCCGGAATTGCTTTGCGAATATTCCTCGGTCCAATGGTTCTTGAGCCGATCCGCGGTCGCCTGCGGAATATCGCCCGGTGCCGTCAAGACACCGGACGGCCGCGCCGCGTTGGTGAAAAACCGCGCCGAGAATTCCTGCATCGACAATCCTGCCGAGGCGGCTTGCGAAGTCGAATAGAGCGGCGACATGCCGAACAGCGGATGAAACAAACAATTGATACGATCGTGCATGATCTCGCTGTCGGGGACCATCACCTTGTCCGCCGGCACTCCGGCCAGCGCATCAGCATTCAATTCATAGAACACCGAGCCATCCGGCGCGACCAAGACGCGCACACGATACGGATCGAGCACGTACATTGCCGAGACGACATTGCGCGCATCGCGTTCTTTCAGAACGTAGGCATTGCCGGTGCGCAGCTTGGAAATGATCCAGCTCTCAAAGAACTGGATGCGGGTCTGGTAACGATTCGGCTTGTTAAGGATCGGCGAGAATGCCGCCGCGGTGGTTTCCTCGCTGATGTCGCCGACATCGCTCATCAGCTTTAATCGCATCTTGGCGATATCGGCGGCCGGCATGGTCACGCAGCGATACAGCGTCGCATTCTGTAACGGATTGCCGATGACCAGCGGCCGATTCTGCTGCCAGGCGCCGGCGAACGGCTCGCGGACAACGGGAAACCAGCCGCGGTCGTAGAGCGAATTCGATGGCAGCGCCGGCAACTGCTTGCGCAGCAAGACCTCGAACCCGAACAGCTTCATTCTTCGGCCACCATGTCACGACGCTTATAGATCCGTTTCTTTTTGGGCTCATCGTCCAGATCTTCGGCCAGTTGCGCCGAAAGCAAGACATGGCGATGCACATCAACATCGCCATGCTCGTTAAAGAGCTCGAAGACGTCACCCGCTTTAAGGTTGCGGTTGGCGTAGCGGAACGCCTTCGAGGCTCGCATCATCATCCAGTGACCGCTCCGGCATAGTTGCAGCCATTGAGATAATAGACGCCCTTGTCACGGCCGCGCGCCCAGGTGATGTACTGCTCGGCCCGCACGAACAGCAAGTTCTGCTGGAATGCAGAGACGAGATGCCAATCGGTCGAGGTCGGATTGTCTTGCATCTCGACCGAGGCTTCGTTGGACAGATCGATCTGGATGCCGCCATCGTCGGCAAGCAGAACCGACGGCGGATGGATCGCCGTGATCTGGCCCGATGGCGAGTTGTTCGACACCAGAACCGTAACGCCGAGAATCGAACCGCCCTGGCCGTTGACGTCGGGGAACTGGCGAACGCCAAGGGTGGTCATCATTGTGCCGATCGATGTGGCCAGCACCGGCTGCATGATCAGTACCAGGCCATCGGTCGGGATATTGTACTCCTGAAAGTGGAAAAGGATCTCCCGAATGTCGTGAATGACCGCCGTGATGTCCGTGCCCGATGCCGCATCGTGGTCGGCACCATTCGTTATCGAGGCCGGATTTTGGCCAACGATCGCAGCCACCGATGGATCGATGAACTGCACATCGGTAAACTTGGCGATGCCTTTGGCCAAATTGTTTCGCACCAAGGTTTCGATCGACGGTGACGAGAACCGCACCAGCTCGTCAGTGACGCCCATGATGCAAGCGGTCTTGGCGAAGCTCAGCGACACGAAGTCGAAGCTGCCGGCAGCGACCGGCTTAGATCGGCCTTCCCCGACCCACTGGGCCGTGATCACGCTGTTCTCGCGCGGCACCCGCGAGTTGAAGGGTACTCTAACCAAGCCCTGGATACGGCCTAGGAAGGTTTGCGGCACCAGAAACTCGTAGAAGTCAGCGACTAAATTTGCCGGATAGACCAAAGGACTGGCCCAGGTCGTCCCCGTCGTCGTGCCGGTCGCCACCGCGGCCTTAGTTCGCAGATGGTTTTCCACTTGCGGCCATTGCCCGCAGAACTGCCGCGTCACTGCGAAAACGTCACGATGATATTTCACCGCATGCGCTTCGCAGGCCAGTGCCTTTATCAAGGCAATGCCGGGTTCAAGCACCGGTGCCTTGACCTGGATGCTGCCGGGGTTGTTGATTAGCATGCTGCCGTCGCCGATGACCGGCTGCGCCCGCATGATCATTTCTTTCTCGATCGTTCGGCAATCGGCCAGCTCGCGGTCGATCGCCTTGATGGTTGCCGAATGCTCGTCGAACGCGGTCTGTTCGGCCTCGTCCTTGGTGCGATCTTCGTCGGCAACTTTGGTTTGAATGGCATCGCGCGCAGCCGCTTCGGCGCCGCGTTTTGCCTCGAGATCCTTGAGTCGTTCGGAATTTGTCTTACTGGCCATGGTCGTGGCCCTTTCAAGCTTGATTGATCGGGATGCCACGACGGTGGCGGGTTTTTCATTTTTCGCCTTCGGGCTCGACGGAGCCGGCACGGTTTCGATCAGCTTGCAATCGCCGGACGCGGCACGCATCGACTGATCGATGGAACGGATAACGGTAATGGAGGCTTCGGCATTGGCCGGAATGGTCACGGCGGAAAGTTCGAGCCACGACCATTCGTCGTATTGCAAGCCGCCGCCCTTGAGCAACTTCACTTTGTCAGATGCGGCGTTGAAGCCGATCGACACCGCGCGAACCAGACCAGATTTGATCGATTGCCAAGCCTCGTCGAGCCGGTCTTTCAAGCGGCCAGGCTCGGTGACGTTGGCGATCTTGGCGCGGAACGGAATACCGGTCTCGCGCGCCTCAGCCCACATCACCTGCCCGATCGGCGATTTGCTGTCGTGCTGCCACAGCAGCGGCATCGGCAGCGCGAACTTGGCGCCGAGCGGATTCATGATGTCGCCGATGCGGTCAGGCGTCGGCGTAGACGCGATGCCTTCGATCACCCGCTGATCGTTGTCGAGCGATTTGATCTCGAAAGTCGCATAAGCATAGCCGGCCAGCGACCCCATCTGCTGCATCGGGCAATCACCACGCGGGCAATCGGAAATCGCACCGGCTTTCTGCCGCATCGGGCAATCGCCCATCATCGGACAATCGGCCGCAGTCGGGCCGTCCTTTACACTGGCCATCGCTGGCTCCTTTAGGCGAAAATCATCTGATATTCAGGCGCCGGCTTGACCTGCCACATCACCGTCGCGGCGTTGAACAAGGCCATCACCGCATCGATCTTGGCATCTCCGGCGTTTTGCTTTGTCGCTCTAATCGCGGTTGCCGTCGGCTCGATTTTCAGATTGCCGACGCACCACGCCATCAACTCCGATCCACTATGCCGCAACGTCCCATTGAGCAGCTTGCGTTCGCAGGTCTTTATCGCGTTCATCAGCTGATAACCCTGCGGCGCGCCGATGATGTTCTTGGCTTCCGGTGTAACGCGGATCTCAGCGAGCGCGTCAACGAATTCGCCGATGCCAGCCGGATCGACTGCGACGCTCGCCAATAGGCCACGGTCCTTAATATCCGCAACGATGGCGACG